TTTCAAAAGAAAGCCATCCAGACCTTAGACAGTCTGCAAAGTCAGCGCTGCTTGGCTGCGGGTACGGGCTTGGCTGGGCGTCTTTCGCTGCCCAGCTTCTCGTTGGATTCCTTGGCGCTCCTCCCGTACGCTACGACTTGGCCTTTGCGAAGAAGCTTGGGGTCACGGGTGAGCAAGCGCAGAAGTTCCTTGACTGGGATGTCAACGTCCAAAAACTCGAGGCCATCCCCCACACCTGCACGACCAAAGAGCTGGTGATCCACTGCCTTGCAGCCAAGGCCATCATCGACAAGTACCGCGCCACTGCCACCCCTGTGGTGGCGTTCTGGGAGCTGATGAACAGCCTGATCGAGGACTCGCTGTACAAGGGCAAGGAGTACACGCTCAAGTGCCTGACATTCAAGAAGGGGCAGATCGTTCTACCCAGTGGCATGCCGATCAACTACCCCGGGCTGAACGTGAAGCGCACAACTGATGAAAAAACAGGCAAGTCCAATACCGAGTGGACATACGGTGAAAACCGTATTAAACTGTACGGAGGAAAAGTAACCAACAACGTCACGCAGGGCGTAGCAAGATGCGTGATGACTGATGGGATGTTGAGAACGTCAAAGCGGTACTTCGTAGCGGGTACGGTGCATGACGAACAGATCGTAGTGGTACCGGATGCGGACGTCGAAGAAGCGAAGACATGGGTCTTGGCTCAAATGACTATGGAGCCGCCGTACATGCCGGGTATACCTCTGGACGCTGACGGTGGCGCTCACCGTAGGTACGGGTTAGCAAAAAACTAAGGAGAAGCAGATGTACATGGTATTTAACATTGGCTGCATTGAGTGCGGCGTGTCGTCCAAGATCGTTGGTCTGTTTGCAGACAAGAAGCATGCGGACATCGTTGCTCAGTACTGTGACGAGGAACACGGTTGGCGTGAAAGCGGGCAGAACATCTACGAGGTGTTTGAGTTGCCAACGCCTGAGATCGTGGACGAGGAGTACTCTGGCGCAGCGGAGGACTTGCAGGAGAAAACAAATGGATGATCGTATTGCGATTGCATTCGAGCAGTTTCACACGGCCAACCCGTGGGTGTACCGCAGGCTCAAGGACTTGGCGCTGGCCATCAAGCAGACTGGGCGTGACCACTACGGGATGAAGGCGCTGTTCGAGGTGCTCAGGTTCGAGCACGCCATGGACACCACCAAGGCCGATGGCCTCAAGCTCAACAACAACTACACCGCGCTGTACGCCCGCAAGATAGGACAAGAGGTGCCGGGTCTGGAGGACTTCTTCCAGTACCGGGAGCGCAAGCCGCGTTGGGTGGTGGGGCAGGTCAGCGGCCCCGGCAGTTTCTTTGCCAAGTCAGTCAACGCATGGGATCAACCAACAGGAGAAGTCAGATGATCATTCCAACAACAATGCAGATCGGTAACCACAAGTACAGCATCCACACGCTCAGGTACATGCCTACAAAGGGTGTCATGGGCACTGTGCGCTATGACCTCGGCACCATACACCTTGCATCGCACAGCAACACCACCAACAGCCCGTACTCCAAAGCGCAGCGGCAAGAGACCTTCTGGCACGAGGTCACACACGCCATCCTGCACGACATGGGTCACAAGCTGTACACCAACGAGCGCTTCGTCACTGACTTTGCGTCACGCCTGTCCAAGGCAATCACCTCAGCAAAGTTCGCATGAAAAAACCAGCATGGAGCCACAGCTCCCTCAAAGACTTTGAGGGCTGCGCCCGTCGTTACCACGAGGTCAAGGTCTTGAAGAAGTACCCCTTCCAAGAGACTGAGGCTACACGGTACGGCAATCAGGTGCACGAGGCCATCGAGTTCTACATCCGGGACAACAAACCAATACCGCCAGAGTATGCGCAGTTCCAGCCGGTGGTGGACGCCATGATCAAGAAGCCCGGGCGCAAGCTGGCCGAGTACGAGATGGCGCTGACCGTGGACTTGAAGCCCACCAACTGGAAATCGCCAGACGTGTGGGTGCGAGGCATCGCTGACATCTTGGTCATTGACGACGACAACCTGACCGCATGGGTGGGGGACTGGAAGACGGGCAACAACAAGTACCCAGACCGGGATCAGTTGGTGCTCATGTCGCTCATGGTGTTTGCGCACTTCCCACACATCCGTAAAGTGAACAGCGCCTTGCTTTTCATCGTCAAGGAGTCTATGGTTAGCATGCAGATGCACCGCGAACAAGCCGAGCAGTTCTGGTGGAAATACCGTGAGCGCACTGCACGGCTCGAAGCATGCTTCGACAACGATGTGTGGAACCCCACACAGACACCGCTATGCGGCTGGTGCCAAGTCACTGGCTGTGAGTTCAACCCCAAGCATTGAGGAGGCAAAAGTGAACGCACCCATACGCAGAAAGAAAGCGAAGAACGCATTTACGGTTGGGTTATCCCCCGACATGCGTATGCTCAACATAAAAATACTGGACTTTGAAGCGGTGTGCAGGCCATCTACCCGGAAGGATGTGCACGAAGCCGTCACACACCATTTAAACCGCATAAAAAACTTCTCTCAAACTGTCACACAAGGAGCCGACCATGGCACAACCATCCAGCAAACGTAACTACAAACAAGAGTACGCCGAGTTCCACGGCAAGCCTGAGCAAGTCGCCAACCGAGGTGAGCGCGTCAAAGCGCGGCGCATCATGGAGAAGTCAGGCCAAGCCAGCAAGGGCGACGGCAAAGACGTTGACCACATCAAGCCGCTCAAGAGCGGCGGCACATCGGCCAAGAGCAACCTGCGTATGCGTAGCGTGGCAAAGAACCGCGCCAGCTCAAAATAACATCCCGGAGAAGTAATGCAGATCATCGAAGACAAGGCACTGCTTTTCAGAACCAGAAACCCCGACAAGTACCGCATCATCCCTAAGCACAAAGTCATCCCTGTGCAGGGCGGGTACGAGGTCGCGGTTTACTGGGGTCTGGATGAAGCGCGAGTGCTGCGCAATATGGGTGTGAAGGATGTGCCCTCGCCCATCACCCGCCGCTACGACTGGCCCGGACGCTACAAGCCGATGGCTCACCAGATGGAGACCGCATCGTTCCTCACCATGCACCGCAGAGCATTCGTGTTCAGCGAACCCGGCACCGGCAAGACGCTCAGCGCTCTGTGGGCAGCCGACTACCTGATGACGCTTGGCAAGGTGCGGCGTGTGTTGATCCTGTGCCCCCTGTCGATCATGCACAGCGCGTGGATGGGAGACATCAACAGCAGCATCATCCACCGCTCTGCGGTGATCGCCCACCACCCCAAGGCATCACGGCGTATCGAGCTGATCCAGCATGACTACGAGATCGTCATCGCCAACTACGAGGGGCTGTACCTTATTGCGCAGGAGGTCTCCAACGACGGCCGCTTTGATCTCGTGATCGTGGATGAGGCGAACGCCTACAAGACCAACACCACACGGCGCTGGAAATCACTGGCATCCATCCTCACACCTGAGACGTACCTGTGGATGATGACGGGCACTCCTGCCTCGCAGTCTCCTGTGGATGCGTATGGCTTGGCCAAGCTGGTGAACCCAGAAGGCGTGCCTCGTTTCTTCACAGCATGGCGCGATCAGGTGATGCAGAAGCTGACCCTGTACAAGTGGGCCCCCAAGCCAGATGCCAAGGACCAAGTGTTCGAGGCGCTGCAGCCCGCCATCCGGTTCACCAAAGCGCAGTGTCTGGACCTGCCACCCGTGGTCACCATGACCCGTGAGGTGCCGCTCACGCCGCAGCAAGCCAAGTACTACAACATGCTCAAGGATCAGATGATGGTGCAGGCTGCCGGGGAGACCATCAGTGCTGTCAACGCTGCCGCTGCTGTGAGCAAGCTCTTGCAAATCAGTTGTGGTGCGGCCTACACAGACGACAAAGAGGTGGTGGAGTTCGATGCTGCGCCAAGGCTGGCGGTACTGGAGGAGGTGCTCGAGGAGACAGACCGCAAAGTCATCATCTTTGCACTGTTCACAAGCGCCATTGCCACCATCCACCGCCACCTACTCAAGCGTGGGATCAGCGCCGAGATCATCGACGGCAGCGTGAGCCCCTCCAAGCGTGGCCAGATCATCCACAGGTTCCAAAACGATCCTGACCCAAGGGTGTTGGTCATGCAGCCCGCTGCCTCTGCGCACGGCATCACGTTGACTGCGGCCGATACGGTTGTGTTCTATGGCCCCCTGATGAGCGTGGAGCAGTACATCCAGTGCTGCGCCCGTGCCGACCGCAAGGGGCAGACGTCCGACAAGGTGACCGTGGTCCATATTCAGGGCAGCGCCATGGAGAAACGAATGTTCGCAGCCTTGAAGGGCAAAGTGAGCGACAACACACTTTTGACCGAGATGTTTGACCAAGAAATAAATTGAAGAAAGGAGTTGTGAAAGCCCAAAAACCCGTGTAAAGTGTCAAGCCTTAGACAAATAAAACAGCTTTTTAGGAGAAGCAAATGACAGAAGAGACCGTTCCACTGGACCGGCTTGCGAAAATTTACCGCAAGATCAGGACCAACATCGCCACGCTGACGCAGGAGTACGACACGAAAGTGGAAGAACTCAAAGCGCAGCAAGACGAGATCACCAACGCCATGAAGGACCAGATGAAAGCGATGGGCGTCACGTCCGTGCGCACATCCGAGGGCACTGTGGTTCTTTCCGTAAGCACCCGCTACAACACGCAAGACTGGGACTCTTTCAAGAAGTTCGTGGTTGAGCACGCCGTGGTGGACTTGCTGGAGAAGCGCATCGCCCAGACCAACATGCGTCAGTTCCTTGAAGAAAATCCGGGGCTCGTGCCTCCCGGTCTGAATTCCTCATCCGAGTATTCAGTGTCAGTTCGTAAACCAACCAAGTGAGATATAGATGAGCAACATTGCCCTTTTCAACTCTTCCAACGTCCCGGCATTTGCCCGGGCTGAATTGTCCGACACAGCCAAAGCCCTGATGGGCGGCGGCGCAGGTGGCGTGTCCACCAAACGCATCTCGATCAAAGGCGGCGTGTTCCGCTTGTTGGCCGGGGGTAAAGAGATCGCTTCGATCGAAGA